ACCAGGTTCAGGCGGCTCGGATACAGGCTCGATAAGCAGGCGCGACTGGTGCCGATTCACGAACCGACTGAAAACAACAATGCCGCTTAACATCACTAATCAATCCTCCAATGTGCGGATTTCCAGTGATGACGGGATTGAAACCGAGTGGTTGTTCGAGAGGCATTATCAGCATAGCAGGAACGGATGGGTTTGTCAAGCAGAAGGGGTGGAGAACTTATGATTTCCAAGGATGGCGGAAAGGCCAAGGCGGTTAATAGCGAGAGGCGGACTATTGTGGCCGAAGTCGGAGTGCTAAACGCATCTTCGGCCACAAGTCCAAAACCGTTTATACCACAGGTCTACCAGGATGACGAGGACTGCGGCCATTATGTGGTCATCGTGACGGAGCTGCCGGACAACGAGGGGACGTTGGTCACGAATGCCATCGAGAACATCGCAAGGCAGGTGGCCAGCACAATCAAAGCGAGCAGCATTTTCTGGATCGAGCACTATCCTGCGGCGAAGCGGCGGTTCAACCGCAGGGAAGAGACGTTCGACCAGGTTTTCTTTTTGACCCAGCGACTCGGCGAAAGCCCTCTCTTTCTGCATCCCCAGTGGCGGCGGATGGACTGGGCGGAGGTCGAGCGGCTGATTGGAACGACGCCGGTAAGTTACGGCGAGCGAAGGGAGGTGATACCGATCACAGACGAGGCAGAGAAGGTCGAGACTCAGTCGCCTGAGACTGAGCAGGCCGAACCCGCGGCGACTGAGACCGCGGGAGAAACCGAGGACGCGGAAGAGTAGCGTTCCTTACCAACCACATACCCTACCCAGCCCGGGCCGGTTTCAAAGGCGCTTGGCCGGTCCGGGCAAAATCAAAAGGGGGATTAGAGAGGAAATGTCAATAGAGAAATCGCTTAATTTCCCGCCCTTGGAAACAGGCGAGATCGTAGGTTACGAGCGGATGCACATGCTGTGCCGCGGCTGTAATCTGCAGGGCAGGTGCCACAGAGATATCGGCGAGTGCAGAAGAGCGGACGTTCCGCAATACCGGCGCCGCAGATCGGCGTCCGGACATACTACACCACTTTTCACGGGAAGCTCGAAGCGCGTCAGGCGCAACAGGCGCAGCGTTTCCAACTGTATGGCTTACTTGGGCGGGTTGATGCTCGCCAAGAAGCACCAGCGGTTTATGCTCTGCTTATTCGGCGGCATCGTCGGGACGCTCGCAATACTTACCGTTATTTCGCAGCTCGTGATGTGGGCGGAAAGGAGCCCGAAGTGAGCTGGAGCATCTACAAGTTAGAGCGGCCACCTGCGCCGCCGGCGGAGCCCGCCGCGAGCACGTCGGTTCCGGGCGACCTACGACGAATCGAAGCGAATGGTTACTGTCGATATGCAGCGAGGTGAGATTGCCGTGCGGCGGCCACCAAACAAGAAAGGAGTTGCAAAGTGACTACAGCGGTTCCCGCAACTATCCTACCTGAATGCGAGTTGTGCGCTAACTGCATCCGGGAGGGCCTGTGTGATGTGTTCGAGAGCATCAAGCAGGTCAAGCAGTCCGAAGGGCTTAGGTCAGACGGTTTATGCCGGGCGTGGACCGCGAAAAGCCCGAGGAAGACGAGGCGGAGGGATGAAAGACGGAATGACAGGCGGATTTTACAACGGCGAGCTTGGCGACTACGAGGAAAGGGATTTCCAGCAGAAGATGATGGCGTTTGCGAATGACTCTAGTATTCCGCTGTGCGAGCGCGCTGAAACATTATTCCGCGAAATCACAAGCCAATACATGCTTCGCCTGCCTGATGATCTTAACCGACTAGCTGCTCAGGTCGGTGCGACCGTAGCCGTATTCGGGATTCGCTATCACGCAGAAGTAACTAAAGAGGCCATCTGTATGCTGTGTGGAGCGGCGGCCGTCTGGACTGAAGACCAAATAAAAATGCACATTGGCATCAATCTGATGCCATATATCAACGCCGCTATCTCGGCGGAACGGCGGAGGGCGGCGGCATAAAGCGACGGCTCAAAGGGGTCTAGCCCTCTGAGCCGCGCTAACATCAAAAAACAACAAGGAGATGGTACAAGAAATGGAGAGTTTAGTCAAGCAGGAAAACGAACCGACAGACGTTAGCGTGAAGGATCACATGCTGGACCAGGAGCTGTTGGATGCACAGGCCGGTGCGGATATGGCCGGGATGCAATCGATGTATCAGTGGGAGATCTACAACCAACTGCTCGCGGCCGGGCACGATCCGGACCAGGCGAAAGACTGGGTGCTGGAGCATGTCGAGCCCGACCCGCCAGTGGAGTCTCCGCGATTTCAGGTCACTGATATGAAATCGGCGGACTGGGTGCTGAAAAAGCTGGCGGAGTTGGATGCAAGCGAGGCGGAGATCGCGGAGATGGTCCAGGCGAACCACGACTCCATCGACCAGCGAGCGGAGCGAATACTGGAGCCGATCCGGCGCAGCAGGACGTTTTTCTATACCGTCTTCGCGCCGCAGATCGAGGAGTGGGCGAAGAAGCAGCTCGCCGGCAAGAAGACCAAGAGCGAGAAGCTGATCCACGGCGTGGTCGGGTTCCAGAAGAAGCCGGACTCGCTTGTCATTGATGATGGTTCCGATGCTGCGATGGACGCACTGGAAACCATGCTTCCCGAGGCGATTAAAACCACGCGCAGCATCCTCAAGACTCCGATCAAGAAGCTGCTTGAAGGCAGTGAGCGGACGGAGCTGCATGTTCCGGCCTCGATGCTGACCGGTGATGACAGCGGCCCCAGTGATGACGAATCGCGCCTGATAGCGCACATTGAGCCGGGCGAGAATGAGTTTTACATCAAGCCTGCTTGCAGGCCAAACAAGAACAGGAAAGAGTGATCAAAATGAACATGCTACCGAAAGAGAAAACACAACCGAAAACGGACATCAGGGATTTAGTTACCCTGATCTATGGACCGCCTAAGATTGGCAAAAGCACCTTCTGCTCTCAGGCAGACGGGGCGCTGTTCCTGGCGACGGAAGCCGGGTTGAACCACTTGGAGGTGTTCCAGATTCCGATTGCCAGTTGGCAGGAGTTTCTGGCTGCTTGCAGCGAGATTGCCAAGGGCGGCCACGAGTTCCGCACTATCTGTATTGATACGATAGACAACCTCTATAAGTTCTGTGTTGACCATGTGCTGCGAAAACACAACATTAGCCATCAAAGCGATCTGGAATATGGCAAGGGGTGGGACTTGGTCAACACTGAATTCCAAAGGCGACTCACGGCGCTAAGTTTGCTGCCTTACGGGCTCATCATGACCTCGCACAGCACAGAAAAGGAAGTTAAGACGCGAACAGGCAAAGAAACGCGGATTGCACCCACGATGGCAAACTCTGCTCGCAAAACTGTGCTCGGGATGTGCGACCTGATTCTCTATGCCGAGATGAACGAGGTGCAAGACGGCGAGGGTGTTATCACAGGCTACAACCGCGTGGTGCATACCAAGCCCACAACTATCTACGAGGCAGGCGACCGAACAGGACGGTTGCCCGAAACACTACCGTTAGATTATGCCGCGTTCGCCGCGGCCATTGCCGGGAAACCGGCCACGACACAACAGGAAAGCAAGGCACAACCAGCCGCTACTGCGGCCACGACTACTACACCCAAACCAAAACAAGAATCGAAACAAGAATCAAAACAGGAGGCAAATTAGAAAAATGACTGCACTACGTAAAGAGGATCTCGAGCAGTATGATGATGAGTTCCGCGAAGCTGATGAGCCCGAAATAGGCGGGAACGTGCCGGACGGCAACTACATCGTCAAGGTCGATGCCGTGGAAATGCGGACCTCGCAGAACGGCAATCCCTACCTGAACTGGGATCTGCTGGTGGTCAACGGCGAATGTGAGGGGCGGCACTTGTTCCGCAACAACATGCTCCAGACACAGCAGAATCTCGGCTACCTGAAGCACGATCTGTCAACGTGCGGAGTGAACATCAAATCGCCGCAGTTCAAGCTATCGAATTTCCTCACGAAACACTTAAACAAATTGCTTGACCTGCATTTGGAGGTGACGGCCAAGGCTCGGAGGGACGATCCCACACGGCTGAACGTTTACCTGAACAAATTGGTGGAGGCTGATGCTGTGGCGTCGGCAACCGCCGAATCAGGGGAAACGGCAGGCGGTGAGGAGGACGACTTCGATCCGTTTGGGGACAGCTGATGGCACGCAAAGGATCGAACAATATTCTGTTCCAGGCAACCGCCGCCGTTCGCTAGGCCATTTCCGGACACCGATGGCAGCTGCCATAGCTTACGACAAGGCAGCCTTAGAACATTATGGCGAATTCGCCAAGCTTAATTTTACAGCCTGCTCGGAAATATCGCCAGACAGGATGGCATAGATGAAGACTCGGCAGAAATGGACGCACCGAGCAGGCTGTAAGCAAAAGTAAGGTCAGGCTTAATCTCTCAACTTTGGACGGGGAAAGAGGATGGCAACAGTAAAGACAAAAGATAACGGCAATCATACATTTTCTAATATAGTGGTTGACAGCAGAGAACAGCGGCCCTACGCCTTCCCAAATGCAATCATCAAAAAATTAGATGCTGGCGACTATAGCATCCACGGGTTAGAAGCCAAGGTTGCCATCGAACGGAAGTCGCTGGAAGATTTAATCCATACGCTGCTCACGGGGAGGCAGCGGTTCCGCCGCGAGCTCATCAAATTGCAATCTTACGACTTCGCCGCCGTCATTGTGGAGGCGGATATCCATGACATCCTTGCCGGTGACTACCGTTCCGAGATAGCGCCCGATGCGCTGATGGCAATCATTTGCAAGTTGATGGTTGCCTATTCCCCTGTTCACTGGATTTTTGCGAGCGACCGACCTCACGCCTGCGCAGTTGTGCGGAAGCTGCTTGAAAATGCGAGTGTGCAATATGGCGGTTAATGCACTGGCACATCGCAACTACCGAGCAGAGCGAGAGATAACGGGAAAGGTATCTCGTCTCTACCATTCTTCGGAACGGTTCTCGGCTGGCATATTGCAAGCCGACGACGGCCCGATTATGGACCGAGACTGCCGCTTTTCGGTGCCGGCACTACTGCAAATTGATGAGCAGGTTACGCTAACCGGCGCGTGGGTGAATGATAATAAGTATGGATGGCAGTTTAAGGCAACTGCGGTGCAATATCCCATGCCGGAGGCAACGGTAGATGGCCTTGCCAGCTACCTCTCCAATAATCCCGCCTTCCACGGTATCGGCCCGACTAAAGCACGGCTGATTGCTGATGCTTTCGGCGAATCGTTTGATGAGGTGCTCCGCAGAGACCCGGAAAGCGTTGCTAAACTCGGGAAGCTCACGCAGGTGCAAGTTGAAACATTGCAGCGCGAATGGACGGCGCGGGCGGATCTGAACGCTATTTCTAGCTGGCTTGCCGGGTTCGGGTTGACGCACGGGCAGATTAAGAAGATAGCGACACGCTATGGCAATAAGGCCAAGAGTGTCCTGGAAAACAATCCCTACATTCTCTACACCAATATATCAGGCTTTGGATTCGGACGCACAGACGAAATTGCGCTAAAGATGGGGATTCCGAAAAACCATCCAGGACGGATACAGGCCTGCCTGTGTCATCTCGTGCAAAGCGAAGCAAACGAAGGCGGACACACATGGATACTTCGGAAAGATTTAATCAAGGCTGCCGTTGCTAAATTGGCGCTTGACGACCTTAACTCGGAACGGCTGGTTCGGTCGGAACTGAAAGGGTTGTGCGAAAACAACAAGATGCTCATTGGCGTGGAAAACGCAGATACCGGCGAGGTTCGCATTGCGCTCCGTGCGTTGCACAAAATGGAAACCGATATACGGGAATGGCTTTTAACGGCCCGATCTTTCGCAACCAGCTATAACTGTCTTTCGGACGTTGCTATCGGGAATCTCATAGACCAGGCTGCAAGTTACAAGGCAGCTAAGTTGCCCTCTTCTTCTCAACGCGCCGCTGTAGAAATGGTGATGAAAAACCAGATTTCGGTCATCACTGGGAGTGCAGGAACAGGCAAAAGCCTAACCATAGCGTTGATCAAAAAGCTATACGAAGAATCCGGCAGAAAGGTCTTGATGTGTGCACCCACGGGCAAGGCGGCCAAAAGAATTAGCGAGCATTGCGACGGCGCTTATGCTTCGACTATACACAAACTGCTAGGCTACAATCCCGCAGGCTACTATGAAAAAGATGAATCAAGCGACAATGAATGGACGCATGATCCTACAAATAACTGGAAGTTCAATGTGGACAACCAGTTGCCGGCAGACCTCGTGATAGTCGATGAGGTTTCAATGGCAGATGTCGCACTACTATGGCGACTAATGAGCGCTATCGATTTTAGCAGAACGCAACTCCTTCTAGTTGGCGATCACGAACAGTTACCACCGATAGGACCGGGTAACGTTTTGAGGGATATACTGACCTGCAAGCTTGCTCCAGTAGCATTATTGACAGTATGTTTTCGCAGTAGCGGCGACTTGAAAGCGAATTGCAATGCGCTGCTCAGCGGCCACTTGACCAGGACTACTTCCGCTAGATTGGAAAACGGTAGGCGCGAGTGGTGGATGGTAGATTCGATGGAAGATCCTGACCTTTTGATCAGCCAGTTGTGCAACCTCTTTTCTTCTCGGTTGCCGCAGTGGGGTTTCCATCCACTTAATGGCTGTATCATTATTTCCCCTTACAACAAAGGGAAACTCGGAGTTATTAGGCTCAACCGGGAAATGCAGCGACTCTGGCAGAAACATCAATATGGTGTTGAGTTGCCTGCTGTAACCGAAGCCGAATGGGACAAGCGCCCGCGGATGCTGGCAGGCGACAAAATCATTCAAACGAAAAATGATTATAAGTTAGGGCCAGATGGCACGATGAATGGAACCATCGGAGTTATTACGGCCATCACATCGAACGGTTCTCGGAATAGTAGTAAGCGTTATATCATTCAGTTTGAGGACCAGAAGGAACCCGTTGAAGTCGAAATCGGGAGCGAGCAAGAATCTAACCTTTCGCTTGCTTATGCAATAACTATCCACAAGGCTCAAGGCTCCGAATGGGAATGCGTCATTGCGGTTATCCATCGAGCCCACACATTCATGCTCACGCGCAACCTCATTTACACCGCTGCTACCCGCGCACGTAAGACAACCATACTTATTGGTGACAAGCTGGGGTTGCGACGGGCCGTACGAACTGTAAAAAGTATGAACAGGCGGACTTGGCTTAGTTTAGGAAAGGAAGGTTAATGTCAAATTCCCTGGCCAACATTCCCAACTCGCTCAAACTCCGCCCTCAATGGGTAGTCTGGCGCTATGAAACCATAACGGACACCGTTAGCGGCGAAACACGTAAGACTAAAGTGCCGCGCCAATGCAACGGCGGCGCACGCGCACGGTCGAATGACCCTAAAACTTGCAGCACCTTCGAGGCTGCTGTAGAAGCGTTAGAATCGTCTCCACGCTATGCTGGCATTGGCTACATCATATCGGAAGATGACCCGTTTACGGGGATTGATCTCGACTCCTGCGTAGCCACCGATGGCACGCTCGAACCGTGGGCACAAGCCATCGTTGACAAGTTCAATTCTTATGCTGAATTCAGCCCCTCGGGGAAGGGTGTTCACATTTTAATTGAAGCGGTGAAGCCCGGATTGCGCTGCCGCACGTTCGAGCATCCTAACATCGAGATATATGATAAACTGCGGTTCCTGGCGATAACCGGGAACAAGCTGCCAAACAGTTCTGCCGATATCGAACCTTCGGCGCTCGAACTCTCTAATTTCTACAAAGAGCTTTTCGGAGATCCCGACGCGCCGCTTGACCCTGTAGTGAAACGGCGTGTCACATCTACTCAACCGTCTAACCTGTCTGACTGGGAATTAGTCGAGAAGGCTAAAATCTCTAAGCACGGAGCCGCTTTCAGCGCACTTTGGTATGGGGACACAAGCCTTCACAACAATGATATGTCGGCTGCGTCGCTCGCACTATGCAACCACCTTGCCTTCTGGACGCAGGATGATCCCGACCGAATGGACCGCCTTTTCAGGCAGAGCGGCTTAATGCGTGATAAGTGGGATAAGAAGCGACCCGGCGGAACTTGGGGCTCAATGACGATTGCCAGAGCGATCGCCGATCCGCACGAAATATACACGCCTGTCGGTGCAACGAGCAAACTTGACAAGGCTATCGCGGAAAACTGTTCTGATGAGGAACTTGATGAAGTTAGGACTGCGGCAAAAGCGGCGGTAAGGGCAAGTGTTAAGAATGGCAATAGCAATACCGCTGTCACTGTCACTACCATTGCCAAAATGCCAACAACAATCATCAACCCAGACGCGCCAAATTTCGACTCGCTTTTGCCGCCGCGCACTTACCTGGATTCCTACGTCAAATTTGCAAGCGAACTGACGGACGCGCCGCGCGAATTCCATCTCACTGCCGGGTTAGTCTCGATAGCTGCAGCACTCGGTAACACCATCTACATCAACGCCTGGGGCCAGCACGTTTACCCTAACCTGTGGATGCTGATGCTCGCGCCGTCTGGCTTCTACCGTAAAAGCACGGCCATCAATATCGGGCTGCGCGTTCTTTACGGCAAGTGCGAAGATGTGGTTATGCCGAATGACTTCACGCGAGAAAAGCTTATCGAGTGCTTGGACAACCAGCCTTTCGGCGTTATTGGTATATACGAGTTTGGCGACTTACTAGCACAGATGCAGCGTGAATACAACTGCGGATTGAAGGAGTTTCTCACGAACATCTATGATGGCCATCCTTTCAAGCGAGCTACCAAGCGGGAAACCTCACGCATTGAAAACGCGGCACTCAGTATTATAGCCGCTTCGACTATTGATTGGATTCACGACCGGATAACAGAGGGAGACGTGCGCGGCGGGTTCCTGGCGCGGTTCCTCTTTTGGCCGTCAACCGAAAAGAACGGGTGGATGGGGCTCGATGATTGGAAAGATGATAGTCAATTCTCTTTCTTTCAAGGCTACTTAGGTTCGCTGCGAAACCTGCCAGCCGGTCCCATCAAGCTGTCAAAAGAAGCAATGAGCCGCTATAACCAGTGGAACCGCGCACACGAAGAAGAGATTAACGACCAGAAGCTACCGAGCGAGATCCAAGGGTTCTATACCCGGATGGCTACCTACGCGCTGAAGCTTGGAATGATTTATCAGATAACTATCGAAGTCGGAGCGCCGATGGTTGTCACCTTGGAAGCTTTAGAATATGGCATCCGGGTTATCGAGTATCTGAAAACCAAACTGCTTTACGTCATTCGGGAGGAACTGACGACTACACGCGATGCACGTGACCTGAAGCGCATCAAAGAACTGGTAGAGCGGGAACCGGGGATAACGCGGAGCAAGTTGCTTACGGGTAGTCATTTCATTGCCAAGCGGCTAGACGATTTACTTGTCACCTTGATTGAGGCGGGCCAGATCACAGCCCAGTCAGTGAAAAATGGCAGTAAGAAACCCAAGCAAGTATTCTACATTTCGGACGGCGAAGCTGATGAATAAAATTAGCAACCAAATTGCTAACTGCACTGCTAATTTCTCACTACTAGTAGTGAACACGGAAGAAATTAGCAATAGTTCACATGTGCTTTTGCTAATTTATTCTGAGCGTGAGTCCCTTCGTATACACGCTCATATATATTTCTATATATATAAATTAGCAAGTTATATAAGGGGGTACTGTAAAGCGTATACCATGTCCCTACCCCCTATATATTGGTCCCCCCTTGCTAATTTTGCTAATTTGCTAATTTATTCCGCCGGAGGCGGTTCCTGATGGCAAGAACAACCGAAACTGCCAAGGCTGCCAATCGGCGATCAAGTTGCAATCCGAAAACCAAGTTTCAAACTATCTGTTGGTGCGGGTGTCCTGTAGCATTGCGTCCAGCCCCACAGCATCCACCATCCGGCCCTATCGCCGAAGGCGGTTCCGGCAAGTGGGCAGAGTTTGAGTGTCCTGTCTGCAGCAAGACCGGCTATGTTTGCGAGCGCGATTGGAAATTGGGGATGGAGAGACGGAGATTGAGGGAGGAACGGAGATTGAGGGAGGAACAGGGAAAGCAAAAATTAACCGGCCCAAGCGGTCGGGCGGAAAGGAGTAGGGGATGAGCGAACCGATACGAGTCGCTTACAGTGGCGGTAGGGACAGCACGGCGCTTGCTATCTATCTCAAAGAGCAAGGTCGCAGTATTGAGCTTGTTATGGCCGACACGGGCGCGGAACTGCCGGAAACCTATTGGTTCGCTCCACATGCCGCCAGGGTGCTGGGCGTGAAGCTGGTTGTTGTCAGCAATAAGACGTTTTTCCAGCAGGTAGCCGCGTACGGCTACCTGCTGCCGAGCGTAAGGGTTAGGTGGTGCACGAAAGAACTCAAGAAGCAACCGCTTGACCGTTACGACAAGGAAATGGCGCTCGGTATCCGTGCAGACGAGCCAAACAGAATGCCGAGCGCCTACAGGCCGCTTGTTGACGCAGGGATAGGTGAGCGTGAGGTTGCTGAACTTGTGGCGCAATACGACCTGCTGAACCCGGCTTATAAGTGGCGAAGCTCGGTATCGTGCTTTTGCTGTCCATTCCAGCGGCCTTGGGACTGGCGTAACTTATGGCGTGAGCATCCGGCATTGTACGCGGTTGCAGAGAGGTGGGAGGAACTATCTATCGAGAACTCCCATGGCTTCACCTGGAATGAGCGGTTTACTCTAAAGCAGGTAAGGGAATCGAGCGAAGATCAAGTTTCGTTGTTTCCCGAATGTGCAGAAAGGGCGTGCGTGATATGCGAAACATAACAAGCCCGCAACGGGCGGAAAGGAGTAGGTAGATAAAATGGCATTTGGAGACGGGTACAGAACAGCGTGGAGAAACGGAGAGGTTGACAGGCTATGACCAAAAATCCCCACAAGCCCCGCCCTTTAGGGCTGGTCAAACCGTTCTACCAGGACAACCTTGCGACCTTATTCTTGGGAGACTGCCGCGACGTGCTGCGTGAGTTGCCGGAGGAGTCGGTGCAAGCCGTTGTGACCAGTCCGCCGTACCTAGGTTTAAGAACATACGAGGGCATAGAGCCTTCGGTTTGGGGTGGTGAACCGGAGTGTGAGCACGAGTGGCAATCTCCTATTATCAGGCAACGTGTCGGTTGGGAAAGCACACCTGAAGGCCAAAAGCAGTTCAAGACGCGCAATGCCGATAGCAAAGCTTACAGGAGCGAGTCATGTTACTGCTCGAAGTGCGGTGCGTGGTATGGCAACCTGGGTAACGAGCCTACCATTGAGCAGTATGTCGCCAATATGGTCGAAGTGTTCCGTGGTGTGCGGAGGGTGCTGAGGAAGGATTCGACATGCTTCCTGAACATGGGAGATTCGTACGCCAGCGGTAAAGGTTCGTGCTTCAATCCCGGTGGCGGCGATAGTAGCCTAGGACAAGAACGAAAAGAGGCAGGCGTTCACCCGCTATCACGCGGGAACAAGTCAGAACTTACGGCTCAAGGTTTGAAGCCGAAAGACCTATGCCTTATCCCTGCCCGTGTTGCGCTTGCGTTGCAGGCGGATGGGTGGTGGGTGAGGTCAGAGATAATATGGGCTAAAGGCTCGTGTATGCCCGAAAGCGTGAGGGATCGCCCTACTAAGAGCCATGAGCAGATATACCTGTTAAGCAAGTCCGCAAACTACTTTTACGATGCCGATGCAGTAAGGGAACCGTTAGCCGAATCAACTGTTGAGCGAGTTAAGTATGGCTGGTTTGGTGAAGTGGTGGATCCGGACCGCAGAAGTAGCCCTGATGTTACGGATGTCATGGGTGATCGGTATGTACCGGCGGCTGGTCGCAACCTGCGGGACGTTTGGCATATCAACCCGGAACCATTTCCGGGAAGTCATTTTGCGGTATTTCCCCGCGCCCTGGTAACACCCTGCATACTTGCCGGAACTTCGGAGGCTGGATGCTGCCCGGATTGTGGCAGTCCGTGGGAAAGGGTGGTGGAGAGAACAGAGCCAGTGCCTACGGGTAAGGGTGGTAGCAGGAAGATGGTTCAGGTCATTGAGAAATACAGGGGCGAGACTTCCACAGCGACAAGCTGCTTTGAAACGGGCGCAATACGGCATAGCATTACCACCGGCTTCCGCCCCACCTGCAAATGCCCTGAACACGAGCCGATCCCTTGCACGGTTTTGGACCCGTTTGCCGGTGCCTCGACTACGTTACTTCGGGCGCGGGAGTTAGGTAGGAAGTCCATCGGCGCGGAACTCTCGGCTGAATACTGCGAGATAAGCAAGAACCGCCTCGGAGGTCAGTATGTGATGTTCGCTGGAGGCGGGGAGGAGGTTGACAGGCTATGACAACAATAGCAACCAACCGCAAGCAGGTCTGCGCTTTCTGCCAAGTCGCTTTTGGACTCCCTGGGCTACAGCCAGATCACCGAGCCGGGAGTGGCTGCGCCGAAGACGTATTATCTCAAGCGGGATTTGGTCCAGCAGATGGGGTTAAATGATGGGACGTAATCCGCAGTCGCTAGACAGCCGGGCGGCGCCCGGCTCCGTCACCATTGTTCTGCCCCTGCCGCCCGGGAAGAACTCGGAGAATCGGTGCCATTGGGCCGGGAGACGCCGGGACCGCAACAGATGGAAGGCGGAAGCGGAACTAGCCTGGGCCGCCGCTGGACGCGCGAGATTCGGCAAGTGTCACTGCGTGCTGCACTTCTACTGCAAAAACATCAGAGATGAAGACAACCTGATGAGCCTGGCCGTGAAAGCCATCCTGGACGGTCTCAAGGGACGGCTTTTCACGGATGACTCGCCGGAGTATCTGAAGCAGGAAGTCGAGCAGACGATTGACCGCAAGAATCCGAGGCTGGAGATAGTGGCGAGGGTGGCAAGATGACTCATACATGCCAAAAGTGCATTGCTATGCAAGCGCAGCTCGATGCATTGCATAAGATAGTAACCGTGGAACTGGCTCCAGATACCGGAGGGTATTTTCTAGCAATACCTATCCTGGGGCCTAACTACCGAGTGTATGGCGACACGCTAGTTCAAGCCGTGGATATATTGAAGCAAGTCGTAACGCTACAGCAAGGTGTGCAATATGATAATGCGTTGGCTGACAATGAAGCGTTAAAGCAAATACAGGACGTGCTGGATGAGGTAAAAGAAAAACGCCGGCACTGCTGACGCGAAAGGAGGTGAGGACTTGATAATAAAAACCATTCGCTACGAGCGGCTGCACAGCTTCGGGAACTACGAGAACGAACGGCTGACCGCGGAGGCAGAGGTCCTGGAGGGCGAGGATCCCGTCCAGGTCCGGAACCAGCTCGTGGCGTTCGTGGAGAGCCAGATAACCGGGCTAAAGGAGGTTCGGGGCCTGGAGGAGACCAAGGCGGATCTGCAGTATTCCGTCCAGCAGCTCGAGCGGGACGAGCAGGCGCTGCAGGCGAGAGTCGAGCAGCTCCGACAGGACCGGAATGCCCTGACGGGTGAGTTCGAAGACCCTGAGGACCTCTGATCCGGAGTAAAAAGAAAATGCCGGCGCTAAGACCGGCGGAGGGCGATAGAGAAAGTAAGATTGTTTGCCACCGAGATTATAGCAGACCTGCAGCAGACAAGGCAAGCGGGAGGTGGCAACGAAAATGCCCAGGCGAGTAGTGTATGTGACTCCGGAAGAGCTCGAAGTATTAAGAGTGCAGGAAGAAATGCGCACAGGAAACTCCGTGCGCTTTGGCTATGTGGCCGGTGATTCCCCCTGGGCGGAGCTGCTCTGGAAGGAGATCCGGCAAATAGAGCGGCGCTCCTCGATGACATCCCTGCAGAAAACGGTGTGGGAATGTTACCTCTCAGGCTATCCGGTGGAAGCCATCGCAGAGGTCTTCAATCGCAACGAGTCCAGCATACGTCAGGCGTTGAATGCGGCCGAGGCCAAAGCTGAAAGCGTGGATTACTGTGGACTGCTGACGTCGATGATAGAGGACCTCGGATGGGAACAGGTCCGTCTATACCTGAGCGAACTCACGGACCGGGCAACGCCACGAATTGTCGTGCAAGTGATGGGGAAAAATACCCCGGAAAAAATTTCTGCGAGGCCCCGAAAACGGAAACAGGCTGAGCGTGGAAAAGATCGCCGAGTACCCGGAAAATAGGCGATTTGGGGCGTATACATGGGAGTGCATTTTTTCGCCGCGCGCGAATCCTGATGACAAGGGAATCAAACGCATTTGCGAGGATGCTTCTGTTCTCACATCATCTCCTTTCCTAAAGAGGGCGACGGGCTGGAGTTCGCCTGATCCTCCGGCCCGCTGCCCGCCATCATTTTGATTCTTTGATTTCTTGGAGGCTTTTTTCAAATGGCAGGACGCGGGGGCGCTCGCCCGGGTGCCGGGCGACCAGCCAAGAAAGTTAAGCACGCTCGGGCTATAGCAAGAGCCGAGAAGAGGATAGCCGATCGGCTGCCCGGTCTGGTAGATAGGCTCTTCGACCTGGCGGAGGGGTTATGCCTCATCGATGATTCAGAGGAACTGGCCGTGCTCATCCGCAGGCTTGAGGAGCACTCGGACGAACCGGAGCGGATAGCAGAGATCCTCGATGGACTGAAACAAGTTTATGGGCGCGCCCCGTCTTTCAAGGCGCTGGAATACCTGCTGAACCGGATAATGGGGAAGCCGGTAGAGAAGCAGGAGCACTCCGGAGACAACGGTGGGCCCATACCTCTGGACATCGAGATAAGTTTCGGCGGAGGCGAGCCTGATGCCGCCGAAAGTCCGGATTAAGTTTCCCCATCTATATGCCAAGCAGGCTGACTTTGTCTTCTGCGCTGCTCGCTATACGGTCATCGAGGCCGCGACTAAGTGCGGAAAGACGGTAGCCTGTCTGGTATGGCTGCTCTGGATGGCGCTGACGACCGGCGCTGCCGGGAAGAACTACTGGTGGGTAGCTCCCATCTTCGGGCAGACCAAGATTGCCTATCGCCGGCTGAAGCGATGGCTCGCTCCGTATCAAGGGTTCGCGAAGTTCAACGATTCCGAGCTGACCTGCGAACTGCCAAACGGCACAACGCTGTGGTTCAAGTCAGCGGACCATCCTGACAGCCTTTACGGTGAGGACGTCCACGCCGCTGTAATGGATGAGGCGACCAGGTGCTTCATTGCCGGCACACTTGTAGAGACTCCTACAGGGTTTCGGCCAATCGAGTCACTGAAGCCGGGCGATGCTGTTCTCAACGCCGTCGGAAAAGGATACGTTAGACGATTCATTAGGAAACAAAGTTCAGATATTGCGGTTGTCTCGGTGAAAGGATATACTATGGTATGCTCCGTAGACCATAGATATATGACCCAGCGAGGCTGGGTAGAAGCGAGGCACCTTGAGCCAACCGATTATCTCATCCGACAGCAAGAGGCTGTGCAAATTCTGCGGGGCGGAGTTCACCCCGCTACGGAACAAGCCGAACCAACAGTACTGCAGCCGGGCGTGTTTCTTCGCTGGGACGAAAGCGCCGACCAACACCAAGCTATGCGCCTGGTGCGGCAAGGAGTTCACGGTTGTAAGCAACAGGCAGCCGAAGCGTCGTTTCTGCGGTCAGAGCTGCTCCGCGAAGTGGAGAATGTCTCAGCCGGAGATCAAAGAAAAAGCCTGCGGCCCGGAAGCCCGAGCAAAGAGCCAAGCGTCCCTGCTGAAGTTCTGGCAGGCGGATACTCCTCAGACTCAGGCGATGCGGAAAGCGATAGCCGGTCGAAATGCGATGCACATCCCGGAAGTGCGGGCGAAGGTGTCGGCGACGATGAAGCAGAGAGGACATCGACCGACGGTCAGAGGAGGCAATGGCACAGGGTTAACGCTCACACAAAAAGAGCTATTAGCAGCATTAGGCGATTCGTTTTGCGCGGAGTTCTCCGTGGCTACTCAGTCGCCGAAGGTGAAGGGCGGACTACCTACCCACTATTGCATCGACATAGCCGAACCTGTGCAAAAGCTGGCAATCGAGATCGACGGGCGAAGCCATCGAAGTCCGAAGCAGCGAGCGGCAGACAAGCGCAAGACGGACTGCTTGCAGCAGCTAGGGTGGACAGTGTTGAGATTCTCAAATCAGGAGATTCTCGATTCTATGAGTACAGTGGTGGCGAAGATTCGATCTCTCTATATGACCTCGAAGTAAGTGGTCACCCCTCGTTCAGTGTAAACGGCTTTCTTGTCCACAACTGCAAGGAAGAAGCCTGGCACGCGCTCAGGTCCACACTGACGGCGACCAAGGGCCCGGTCAAGATGATCGGGAACGTCAAGGGGCGGCGCAACTTTGCTTACAAGCTGGCCAGGAAGGCTGAAGCCGGCGCGCCAGGGATGGCCTACTTCCGACTGACCGCCTACGACGCAGCCGAAGCCGGCATATACGACCTGGCGGAGATCGAGGACGCCAAGGCGAGTCTGCCGGAAGCAGTCTTCAACGAGCTTTACCTCTGCATCCCGTCCGATGATCAGGGGAATCCGTTCGGCCTGAAGGCGATAGACGCCTGCCTATCAGGCTTGTCTTCCGCGGCTCCCGCGGCTTTCGGAATAGACCTCGCCAAGAGCGTCGACTGGACAGTAGTGCTTGGGCTGGATAAGGGCGGCCGCACCAGCCGATTCAACAGGTTTCAGAAGCCATGGCAGGATACGATAAACTCCATCAAAGATGAAGTCGGAACTGTTCCCGCGCTGGTGGACTCGACCGGTGTCGGCGATCCTGTAGTTGAGATACTGCAGAGTGGAGCTCCGAACTACGAAGGCTACAAGTTTACGAGCCAGTCGAAGCAGCAGCTTATGGAGGGCCTCGCTGTCGCTATTCAGCAACAGCAGGTTTACTTCCCAGAGGGACCGATAGCCCAGGAGCTTCGGGAGTTCGAGTATGAATACACCCGGACCGGGGTCCGCTACTCGGCGCCCGAAGGGTTCAACGACGACTGCGTCTGCGCACTGGCGCTTGCGGTCCGCAAGATGACGATGCCGGTGGAGCTGGGCCGCGTGGCTCCCACAACCATCCTGACAGCGAGAACACGATAGACGATGCCGAAGAAGAAACGACAAGTTGGTGAGCCGGAACCGAGTCGGAGGAAGATGATCCGACCGGGCAGAGCGACCAGGCCGCGGGGGTCGGTGCTGTCGATGATGCCGTACAGCTACATCCCGCGGCGTCGGTACGAGCAGTATGACATCGCAAACTTTGAGCAGTCTTATCTGACGGCTTCACAACTGCTGAGTATCCTGCCGGATCTGAACCCTGATGTCGGCCTGGCGGTCTGGAACGTCCTGCGGCTTGGATCCTCCGGATGGAACTATACCGTGAAGGACGCGGCCGGGCAGGACGACGAGGCCGGTAAGGAACTGCTGGACGGGCTAATCAACAGAATCAACCCGCACGGCGGGGGCATGTCCGGGTTAATAGTCCAGTGGCTGCAATCTGGTTTCCTTCAGGGCGCGGTGGCCGGTGAGGTCGCGCTGACCGAGGGCCTGGACGACATCGAGGACTTCTACGTCGTCGATCCGTTTACTATCAAGTTCAAGCGAGATGAAAACCAGCGGCTGACGATGTGGCACATCCCGCCGAGTGGCCCGCAGCTCCCGACAGAGCTCAATCCCGAGAAGTTTTGGTATGTGCCTATTGACCCGTGGATCGACGACCCTTACGGCCGTCCGCCCGCGGCGCCGGTGCTGCAGGAGGTCTGGTTCGACATCTCCGTCATCTGTGACCTCCGTAAGGTGGTCCACAACCAGGGCTGGCCCAGGATCGACATCAAGATCATCGAGGAGGTCCTCCTCAATAACGCGCCGGCCGGTGTCAAGAACGACCAGGCCAAGCTTGCGGACTGGCTGAACGACAGGCTCACCGAGATCCAGCAGGCCTACAACGACCTGGAGCCTGATGACAGCTTTGTTCACTTCGATGCGGTGGAGATCAACGCCTCGGAGTCGACGGGCAGGCTTTTTGACGCATCCGCCGTCGTCCGGGTCATCGAGCGACGGATGATCAAGGCGCTTAAGCAGCTCCCAATCCTGATGGCCAGCAACGAAGGCACCACCGAGACACACGGGACGGTACAATGGCAGATATTCGTAGCCGGATTGCAGAGCCTGCAGGAGCCGATTGATTTCATCCTGGAGCGAATGCTGCAGTTGTCGCTCGAGGTGTTGGGGTATCAAGGCCGCGTCGAGTGTTGGTTCGAGCCGATACGGACCTCCGACAGGATGGCCGACGCAAACGCCGAGGGCAAAGAGATCGACAACGCCATCAAGAAGTGGCAGGCCGGGTTCCAGACGTGGGAAGAGTCGGCGATCGAGGTGACCGGCAGCGCGCCTCCGGAGGGGGTCGAGGAACCGGACCCGATGCTGCTTTCAGGTGGAGGAATAGCAGCCAGGCTCGACTTGAGACAGGAAGATCCGGCAGACCGCAGGCTGAGCCAAGAACTGGAACTGTACCCGGAGATGGGCGGCGATGGCCAAGAGTGACTTTGCCAGGATCGTGCAGAGCCACCGGGGCAAGCATCTACGATGGACTGCTGCCAGCGTCCGCAGGATCGACCGAATACTCCAATACGCAGCGGCCGATGTCGCAGCAAAGCTTAGGCAACACGCCGGGCGCGGAACGCTGCAGGAGCGATATCTTACCGACCTCCTGGCTGACCTCGGCAGGACTCTGGACAACCTGCGAGACGACTATGGCCACCTTACGAACCTGCATCTCCTGGGATCCGCGCAGATTGCGGCGGACCGCGAAGCGGCCATAGCGGGCCAGTTGTTCTCGGTAGACGATTTACAGCAGGCGGTTGTAGGACTCCTGCCCGAGTTGACCCAGAGCGCGACGATCGGCGGGATCGGCGAAGTATCGGTCCGGTTCGGACTGGTGGCACAGAATGCGGTCAATGCCGTGTATCAACGAGTTTACCGGGACGGCCTGAGCTTATCCGACCGGCTTTGGCGGCTCAGCGCCGGGACCAGAAAGGTCATTGAGGACAAAGTTGTCGCGGCCGTAGCCCAAGGCACCAGTGCCGAGAACCTTGCGAGAGATTTGAGGTCTTACCTGACCAAAACCGGCCAGGGGAACGCTCGATACAATGCGATGCGACTGGCCAGAACGGAGATCAACACCGCCCACCGGGAAGGCAGCATCATATCCGCCACGAAGCCCGACGGTACGCTGCGTGACCACATCCTGGCGCTGGGCTGGCGGTTGAGCAAGTCCCATGTAATCCCTGATGTGTGCGATTTATGGGCTTCGCAGGACATCGACGGATTGGGTCCAGGGAACTATCTGCCTCAAAACGTGCCGGTGGACCATGTGAACGGTTTATGTTGTTTGGTAAGCGTGCTCAAGGCGCATCCGGATCTGCAGTATGTGACGAAAGAACCGGAGCCGGACAAAGTGCCGGAGCGTGATATGAGGCGCTATGGCCTTGCGGGCGGAGAAGAGCGTGTGGATGTCGAAAAGCTGCCTAAGAATCCTGCAGCTGCCGACCGGGAGGCACGCCAGATTGCAAGTACGCCGTTGGAACGTGATACTAGTAAAAGCCAGAAGCCAAATCTTGGCGCTTAGCAAAGAGGCTCTGGTATGCCGAGAATGGAGAATTGCGGCAAGTTGATAAAGAATTGCTTGGCAGGATATTGGAAAGGGGCGTTGTGCCTGCAGGCGAACCCGAACGTGTCTCGGTATGGGGGCTGGTTGAAAAAGGCACGGCCGATGCAGTGCCCCCAGAGCTAAAAGGCGCTTTGCCCGAAGACAAAACTAAATATGAGTACGACTGGCAGAAGCCTAACTATTGGTGGATACCGAGTCAACTCAGAGAGGCGGTTGCGAAAAGGTTGCTATGAGCACTCTGACGCCTCCAGACGAATACGGTGATCGCTACCCGGCGAACGCTTATATTTTTCACTCCGGTCCTCCAGAGAAATGGGATCTTCGATTGTGGGCATCTCCGAATGGCAAGATTACAGAGGAACACCTGGATCGGCTTTGCGATCTCGTGAGAATTCGGTTGTTGGAAGGGATGTCTGATGTGCGACTGCGGGCTGCTGTGGCTGCAATCCGTGCTTGTTATGAGAGACTCGGTGTAACCGCCAGGATTTGAAAAGACAATGCGCCCGGTCAACCAACGTAGACTGTAAAGTCAAAACGCGTTCCGTCAAGACTTTCGTCTTGAGAGGGCCGGCACGTTGGAGGGCCAAAGCGCAAGAGTAGTATATCAAGCATCTTGATGCCTGCCAAGAGGGCGGAAGTAAAAACTTTTGATACAAACTCATTTTACAACCATCATCTGTGAGAAGTGCGGTCGGCAGATAACCATCGGACGCTTTGCTTTGAAGGTTCGGTGCTACCACTGCGGCCAGGTTCAGGCCGGGGTGTTGGAGCCGCTGCCAAGGAGAATCAAATGAGACTACAGGGAGACTACAACAGCAACATGCTGATAGGTCCGGCGCCGTTCTGCGGGATCGTGGACCCATCGGATGAAGATATGATCGCCATCAACGCGCTTGCCAAGAAGGAGCTGTCGCCGGGCCAGATCTACGTTTTCCCGGCAATCATCTCGACGGAGTCGCTGAATTGCTACTCAATGCAGATGACCGAGGGAAGCCTGGCCAACTTCGTAAAGGATGCCCAGGCCGGGAATCCGCTGCTGACGGGGCACAACACGAATTCGCTGCCGATAGGCCGCTCCTTCGACGGGCAGCTCCAGGATGTCGACGGGCTGAAGAGTGTGGTGGTGAAGGACTATATGCTGCGCGGCTATTCCAACGGAGACGTTGACACCGATAAAATCGCGCAGGGCATAGACGCGGGACTGAACGCGGAAATGAGCGTCAGTTACGGCGGAATCGAATGTTGGCTGAGGTGTGCGATCTGCAACCGAGATCTATACGACAAGGATTGCCCACACATTCCAGGGCTGCTCTATGACGGGGTTCGCGCGAAGGCGTTCATCGAGAATGCCAGGCTTCTCGAGCACAGCATTGTTTACGCAGGCGGGGACCCGGGTGCGGTAATCCTGAAGGCGGAATCGATGTTCGTTGCAGGGAAGCTATCCAAGAACGACATGACCGTTCTGGAGGATACTTGGAAGAGGAAACTGAGCCTGAGCCCAAGAACCATATCCATCCCTCGGGATGGACACAACAAGGAGGAATCCGAAATGACAGGAAGAGAACTGCTCGCCAAGCTGCGAGCTGCGCTGACTCCAGATATGTCCCGGATCTTCGGCCTCAAGCTTGACTCCGTTCAAGCCGAGATGTCCGAAGACGCAACAGTGGAGACGGCGCTTGCCCAGATCGCGAAGGCCTGCGAGGCCGTAAGCTCCGAGGGCGCCGCCGGAGCGCTTGCCCCGTATCGCGAGCTCGGTGTGAACTCGGTTGACGACATCAAGGCGCTACAAGAACGCGCCAAGCTCGCCGACGACGCCAGGGCCGATTTGATTAAGGATACGCTGGCCACGGGTGTCAGAGCGCAGGGAGACAAGTTCGATAAGGACCGCTGGACCAGAGCGCTCGCCGGCGCGAGTGTCGATGACATCAAGGCGTTCCGGACCCAGTTCGAGGACGAGGCGAAGCAGCGGTTGGGTGAGTCCGGGCGGCAGACGACTGCGCCGAACCCGAACGCGCCGCCGCTCGCAGCCGTTGGAGAGTTCGACAAGCTCTCGCCGGAAGACCAGGAAAAGCAGGTCAAGGCGTTCCTCGATCGGACCGGCCGCAAGTAGGGCCGCCCATTTCATCACCATTGCCGGCATTACGCGGGCCGGCCACGACGCAACCACCACCGACAAAGAAAGTGAGGTATAACGATGCCTAATTACAGCAAGACAGAGTATGATGCGCGCGCGGAATACCTGGCAGCCCGACCGGGTCGCCTGGGATCCGCCACGCTTGATGACGCCTTGTTCACCGCGGATGACGACGGGAACAAGATACTCAACCCGGGCCTCCTGCTGGCCAAGCCGAGTGCAACGGACCTGTGGGGCCCGTACGACTCGACGGCCGATGATGGCCGAGAGGTTGCGACCAACAACGTCCTGATCCTCCACGATTACGTGGATGTGACCGAGGGCGACAAGGAGGTCGCGGTGCTCCTGGAGGGCCTGGCCCAGGGCGCGAAGGTTGTGCTGGAGGATGGCACTGCCATCTCCGCGGCGCTGAAGGACGCGCTGCGCTCCAGGATCTGCGACGTCCAGTTCGCAATCGAATCGACATAACCGGGACTGCTGCAGCAGCCCGAGAAAGAGAGGTATAGAACAGTGCTTCCTGCGATACTCACGCAGCAGTTCCTTACCCGCGTGGTCAGAGAGTTTCCGGTAGAGGGCTACATTGGCAGCGAGATACTGCCGCTGGAGCCGGTCCCGGGCTTGAAGACGATGTGGGATATCATCACCAAGGATGCGAAGCTTGCGCCGTTCGTGGCGATCAACGCCGAATCCCCGCTGGCCGATAAGGCCGGATTGGAGCGGGCGTTCCACGAACTGGCGGACGTTCGCATCAAGGAGCGCCTGGACGAAGACGAGCTGATCTCGCTTCGGATGCCGGGCGAGCCCGATGTTGTGACCGGCCTGGCCGCGACTCAGCGGTCCAGCGCCGAGCGGCATATACGGAGGACTTCCGACCGGATGGCCGCGCAGGTCAACGCCAGGATCGAGTGGATGCGCTGGCAGGCGCTCCAGTCCGGCGTCATCAGCTATGACGACGGCAAGGTGATTTTCTCGGTCGACTTCGGGATTCCGGACGATCAGATCATCACACTGACTGGGGCCGATCGTTGGAGCATAACTGCTTCGGCGGACCCGCTTGCCGACATCGCCACCTGGGTTGAGGCTCAGCGACTTGCAACCGGCAGAGCTCCTACCAGGGCTTATGTCGGGGCGAATGTGCCCGGCTACCTGGTAGCAAACTCCAGCATCCGGACACTCCTGACTGGCACTGAGTCGGTCAAGCAGCTCCTCAATCCGGCGAACATCCTGAACTTCGTGGGCAGCCTGGTTGGGTTGAACATCCAGCGCTACGACACGACGTATCAGAATACTGCCGGGACCGACACCAGGTTCCTGGGCGCGAACCAGTTCATCCTGATGCCGGAACCGAGACAGGCTGACGGCGAGGTTCTGGGCGATATGGCCACAGGCCCCGCCAAAGGGAACAACTTTGAGCCGGGGATGTATGCCTGGGTGAAGGAGGAGGAGGATCCGTGGGCGACGTTCGTCGGCGCCGGGATCCACGTCTTCCCTCGGCTTTACCATCCGGGGTGGATCACCTCGGTCAACACAGTCGGCGACTCGTAAGGGTTTCGCGCCGACACTGATAACTCACACAAGGTAAGTATGGGGGCCTGGCCGCTCTAGTCCGGGCCCCGGTTTTGCTCCAAGCAGGAGGAGTGAGAGTGCTATGGCAGATTTACTGACAGAACAACAAGTTTTGAACGCGGTCTACGACCCGACGACTGGAGTGCTCAAGGTCAACGTTGCAGGAATGATCTTCGAGGGCGACGTCAACGTCGACGCCGTGACCATAAACAACCCGGTAGGCAATCCGGTGAATGTCAAGCTGCCTGAGGGTGCACAGGCGGTGCTGGATACCCATTCCGAGGCCATCAAGCTGGCCGCCGAGGCCGTTGCGGCGGCGGTTGCACCGGGGACAGCGCCCTGGTTCGATGACGTGACAATCGAGGATACCGACCCGGTTGTGGTGGACTTCGACGGCGCGGTTGCGACCTACTGCGAGATTGAGAACACCGGCGCGAGCGATCTTACGCTGACGGGCTATAACAGTTCGACGCGAACGCTTGAGCCTGGGGATAAGGCACGGATGGCGAACGCGAAACTGACGAGCGTGACGGTATCAGCGGCAAGCGGCGCTGGCTCATTCAGTGTGGATGCGACTGTCATTCCGCCTGCGGAGGGGAGCTAGAGATGGAGATTATAAAGCAAAGATTACCTTCCGCAACTAATGACGCTGATGGCAACATCGCTGTCTCTGGCGACGTGATAGCTTCCGACCTCCGTGTCGATGCGCTCGATGATGCGAGGGTTCCGGGCGGGTTCAATGTGTTGCCGAGTGGTGTGGGTGTGGTCTGTTTCAGGATCGATGACGGGTTTGACGACAATAATACCGCCTCAACATTGGCGGCGACATACGGCATACCGCTGTCGCTCGCCATAAATCCGGTGGCTGTTACCGGCACTGGTAGTCGGTTGAGTCTTGTTCAGTTACAGGCACTAGTGGCTTCGGGACACGAGATACTGAACCACGGATATACTCACTCTGTTTATACCGGCGATCTCCTGGAAGACCCTGCCGTGTATGCAGCGGAAGTGACGGCTGCTCAGGCGTGGTTTGAGGCCAACGGCATCCCGTGTGATGGTTGGATAACGGCGGGGCGCAGAGCAGGCTATGAAGGCCCGAACACGATGGCCGAATGGTTGAGCACATATTTCGGTATTAACCTGCGGCGTCTTTACAAACACGGAATCAGCCTCGGAGCGCCACCGTTCCAGCCACTACCTGAACCGACCCGTTATGGCATCGCAGAATCTCTGCTGGTAGAAGATTCCAGCGGAGGGACTGCGGCACGACTAAACCAGGCGCGGAGGGTCATCAATCATCTGTGCGATTCCGGCCAATCGGGGCATGTTTACTGGCACCGGACAAATACAGGGACACCATACATCAGTTCAACTAATTTGTCGGCAATTTTCCGTCACGCTGACAGCCTGCGGCTGCTGGGACGGCTGGAGCTATTAAGCCTCGGCGCGGCGGCTCGCAGTATGACCATCCCGACATCCCGGCCAAACCTGGTTGCTAATGGCTCGTTTGAGAGAATGAGTCCGGCGAATTATTGGGGAGCGGCCACAGGTATATGGACGGATGCGGCTACTGGCACTGGGGACGGCCAAAGGGCATGGGCGTTCCTCGAAGAGACTGACATCCACGCCGGGGCGTTGATTATGCTTCGGAACGCTGATGGCAACCAGCCTACTACGACGCTTGCAAGTGACTCGATTGCTAATGCTACTACACTGGCTGTGGCCGACGCCCAGTATTTCCCGGCTGCGTCAGCGGCGAGCCCTGGTATGGTCGAAGTGCAGTTGACCGGCGGCGGGCAACCTTATCGGATAACCTATACAGGTATCACGACCGGCGCGGGAACTGAGGAATTGACCGGATGCTCAAGGCATCCGTTATTCACGGCTACTGATGGCTATACCGTGAAGTGCGTAGGACGTTATCCTACGGCTATAACCGCAACGACTCTTACCTGCACAGGCGCGTTCGGTGGATTATCGACAGGAACTAAATACTGGATTCGGCTGCTGCTTGGACCGGGACATGGGCTGGAGCCAGTCAGTTTCACGACCGACGGGTCAAGCGTTGATCCTGATGTGGCGACACTCGATGCAGGCCAGAGTTTCCTTGTTGATCGCGTAGGCGCGGTAGTGGCGTCTACTGATACATTGTTTGAGATTTGGGAGGATGGCACGAGTGTCGCCCATACCGGACAGATGTATGTGCGGCTGAAGGGCGGTCCCGCAGGCGGCACGACTTCTTCCCGTGTTGCGGTCAGGCTAATCCCTGTCAGGCCAGGGAAGCGTTACCGCATTTCATGGTGGCAGCGGAGCTTCACGGCGGCCAAGAGTCTGCAATGCCAGATACTGACGAGCCCTAACTATTCTGGCGGCAGCACTACAACGGTAATGGATTATACGTCCTACACCAACGCCACACAGAAGGTGTGGGAGCAATTCCACAAGACGATTCAGGTTCCCGCAACCGCGTGGCACATGATACTCAACTATCGCATTGTAGGCGCAGGTACAGGCCCGATGGCACTGGATGATGTTGAGGTTGTGGAGATATAATGCCCTCCCTCACCCATCAACCAACCTCCGTCGCGCAGGCGGGGGAAACGGAGTAACTTAATGTTCGGCGCTCACTTCCATTTACCCGGTAAGGATAAGCTCGACCACTTTAGCTGGGTCAGCCCGTTCCCGGCTGATGACAAGCAATATGCTGTTGCGCGCCCGGTGGTAGATACTTTGGCTATGGCGCTGGATGGGTTGCTCATTAGCAAGGATAACCCGCACTATAACCCTGTGCCATTTGCCGAAGCCGAGGCTAACGGCTGGCTGATGCTGGACGATAACGGGCAGCCTGTTCCTTACAGTGGCGGTGATGGGCGGTATGTCTGCGATCCTGCGGCGAAGGGCTATGCTGAAGCGTGGGCTGAAGGCGCGATAGCCAAGGCTCGTGAATATGGCTGTGACTACATTTGGATAGACTCGATAGCCAACGAGAAACTGCGATGGATAGTCGAGCGGGACAAGATACCAGCCAAGTATCGGGCGAAGGACGACGCTGCGGGGGCGGAGTGGCTAGAAGCGATTAACAAGTGGCTGTCGTATGTAAGCCCTGCCATACGCGAGGCAGGACTAAGGGTTGCAGTTAACACTGGTGACCGTAGATGGTTGTCGGGACTTATATCATGGGTCGCTCTTTTTTCTGACGCCATGATGAATGAAGGAGCGTTTTTTAGTATTCTCGGCAATGGCGAATATGAAACACCTCTTGCGTGCGACAAGCTGATAGTCGAGATACAGCTTGTCGAAAAAAAGGCGCTCCTACTTTCCAAGATACCACAGTCGTGCGCGGACTTCGACAAGAAGGTTGGGTTCGCGCTTGGCTGCTTTCTGATAGCGCAGAAGGAGGGCGACGTGTTCCTGCTTTGGGACGAGAAGCCGCGTGAGGAGTGGTATCCGGTATGGAGTGGCTGGCATACGTCGTTCGATAAGGCGCTGGCATTAGGCAGGCCATTGACCAGGCCGCGCAAGTGGTTCGGCTGGTGGTGGAGGCTGTATCGTGGTGGCCTTGTGATGGTGGATACGCAAAAGCGGCAGGTACAGTGGGTGTGAAACAATGACCACAACAAGAAAAGACCTTAGAGATCAGATACGGCGGCAGGTCCGGGACGAGGCATCCGGATCCTACGTGTTCACCGATGCGGAGTTGAACACTTATCTGGCGAACGCGATCCGGGCCTACTCTAAGGATATTCCGCGCGAAATATCCACGACTCTGAACCTGGTGGATGGGCAGGCGGAGTACAGCCTGCCGGAGGGCTGCCGGGAGATCGTCTCACTCAATGTCGGCACCACGGAATACTCGGTTATTGACATCTTCGCCGGCGTGATGACCATCAGCCCGACACCGACAGCGGCCGCGGTCGCCACCTTTAGGTATCGCGGCTGCCACACGATTCCGACTGCCGACACGGGCGAGGGATCGACATCGACTTACGACGCCATAGACGAGCCGCTGATTGCGATGCACGTCAAGGCCCAGTGCTGGGAGACGCTGGCCGGGGACGGCGCGCGGTACTACCAGTACCGTGAGGGCGACGTCGAAGAGAACCAGGGGAAGACGCAAGAGCAGTTCCGCAAAGAGGCCGACAGGCTCTATGCTGAGTTCGCGGCCGGAGTGGCCAGCTCGAAAGATACGCTGCAGGCGCTCAGGCCGACCGCCGAGCATACCATCGCCGGTGTGGTCAGCCGCGAGAGCAAGCAGCGGGGGGCCAACAGCATCTACCGAGGGCGATACGTCAGATGACCACTAAGGTCAACGCTGTCAGCGTAACTGTCGAGCGGAAGACCCGCACGTCGGACGGCGCCGGCGGCTACACAGTCGAGCTGGATGCTATCACAGGCAGCCCGTTTTCGTGCCGGCTGATCCGGCGCATGTTTCGTAGTCCCGTGCTGATCGAGGGCAGGCCCGCGGATATGGCTGTTGATCAGATCATTCTTGTCTTCCCTCCGGACACCGACATCAGGCCGAACGACGTCTGCACGGTGAGCAGCGCGTCTTACACAGTGACGGGGGTGAGATCCTATCTGCGCAGCGTCCAGGCCGACGTGGAGATGGTGAACTAGATGCTGCGCGGGCAGGAAGAGGTCTTTCGGAACCTCGACAAGTGGTATTCCGAAGGGATACTGAAGAAGGCCGCCACGGTGATGGAGGAGATAGCGGCGATTCTTGAGGGGTATTCGAAGAGTCATCATCCGTGGAACCCGCGGACAGGCGCCACCGATACGTCAACGAGAGGATTCATCGCAGAGGCTACCCCGCAGGTTATCACGGCGGTCCTGACGGCTGGGATGGAATATGACATATTTTTGGAGCTATCGAGAGAAGGAAAATGGGCTTGGCTCTGGCCGGCCGTGGAAGCCAACATGGAACTCATCAGGCAGAAGCTACAGAGCATCACACAATGAGCGCTGAAACCAAGACAGCAATATACACGGTCCTGTCATCCGACTCGGAGTTGACGGATCTCCTGGCGACCGACGAGAACAACGATCCGGCGATCTTCAATTCTAATATGAACAAGCTGGCTATCGACCGCAAGGCCGAAGACGTTCCGATGCCGTGCGTGACTTACCGCGAAGGACCGGGCTCCGCCGATTCCCGGTTCCGGCAGGAGGCGGTGGACGCGGAGACGTTCGACCTCGAAGTATGGGCAAAGACAGAATCAGGACTTGTGGTGCCGGCTATCGGGGTCCGCATCGATGCGCTGCTGCATAACCAGGTGCTTACCCTAAGCTCAGGGACAAACTACGACTGTGTCCGGATCTCGCAGACTCCGGACCTTTACGACGATAAGCTAAATCTGCACTTCGGCCTCTACCGGTATCGACTGATAGTGAGCCGGAACTAATCCACAAGGAGGATATACAACGATGGCAAACGGTATCATTTTCGCCAAGGGGCACTTGATAGCCGATGGAGCGGGCCCGGGCGGCGCCGACGTAGAGTTCGGCGAGCTACAGGACTGCAGCTTCGAGGTTCGCGATACAACCAAGGAGGCCAGGGGGCCGGACTCGGTGTTCCCGCTGGCTCGAGAGATCGCGGAGCGCAGCCTGACGTTCAGGGCAAGCTATCTGAAAGTCTATGCTCAGGGGCTGGCGCTTCTGACAGGCGGGACCGTGAGTTACGCGGACGATAAGACGACGATCTCGGTCGGCAAGGAGTCCCTGCCGTCCACGTTCAAAGCCGTTTTGAAGTCGCCGTCGGATGGCAGTGAGATAGAACTGGTGCTCTACAAGATCAGCGCGACCAACCTGACCTTGCCGTTCGCGATGAGGGACTTCAGTATCCCGAATTTCGAGGCGGAGATCCTCGTCGACGAGGATAACGACGATAAGGTCTGCGACATAATTCTGCCCGGCTATCAGTCGGTCAATTAAGTTCGCTCCGACCGCCGGCCGCCCGCACAGGGGCCGTGAGTGTCACCCTTTCCACTCGCGGCCCCTGGCCCTTTTGGGGGAGTGAGAAGTGGAAAGCGGAAAGGCGAAAATCAGTCAGGAGGGATGAGGTATCAATTTGACACAGCCTATAGAGTGTGAATATCACGGGGCCATCTGGGGCGGGACCGGGTATTCCGAAGCCGCGCGAAACGCCGTTCTGGCGCTTAACGCGGCGGGTGTTCGCGTAAAGGTGGACCCTTCGGGGTTTGCCAAAGGGACCATCACCGTCGGCAACAACATCATCACTATTAAACGCCACGAGGTGAACCGAGGGCTCAAGTTCCCGCTGGAGTTCAGGACGCTCATCGAGCAACTTCGGTATAAGCCTATAGATAAAGAGAGTCCGTTGGTGATTCACGCGCCGAGCCCTCGATGGGGCGAGTTGATGGACCCGCGCCGGCGGACAATCGGTTACACCGCTTGGGAAACAGCGATGATGCCGCAGAACTGGGTCGACGGCTGCAACATGGTGGATGAGGTGTGGATCCCCAGTTTCCACAACCGCGATGTCTTGAAGCGGAGCGACGTCGAGGTGCCGATCTACGTGGTGCCCCATCCTATCGACACGGAGCGGTTTTCGCCGGCGAAGATCCGGCTGAACGGAACGTTCACATTCATCAGCGTCTTCCGCTGGGGGCTTCGTAAGGGCTGGCCGGAGCTGTTCACGGCCTACGAGCAGGCGTTTAACAGCTCGTGTGACGTGATCCTGCGGGTGCTGACGAACTACAGGAGTGACGAGCATCGGGCGCAGGCTCAGGCGATAATCGAGCACTTCCGGCAACGGGGCAAGCCACAGGTAGAGATACTGCCGCTGGAGTTCGTGCCCTACGATTTTATGCCCATCCTCTATCAGAACGCGGACGCTTTCGTGCTGCCGTCTCGAGGCGAGGGGTTCTGTCTGCCGTGTGCGGAGGCGATGGCCTGCGGACTGCCAGCGATCGTGACCAACGCGACCGCTTTCCTGGACTATGTGGACAAGAATAACGGCTACCCGGTGTCTTTCAGGACCGAGGAGGCGGAGGACTCCAGCGACCCGGACCGGGACGCCACGACGTGGGTAGTGGCCGATATAGAGGATCTGTCGAACCAGATGCTACAGGCCTGGAGCGACGCGGGCGAACTGCGACGGCGGGGCACGAACGCGCGAGCGACGATAGAGAGCAAGTTCAGCTACAAGCGGGTGGCAGATACTATGATTCGGAGGTTGGATGCGGATGACTAAGAAAGGGGTCAGAGTAGAGATGTCCCTCCGGGATGTCGAGCCGGTGAAGGGGTTCATCTCGGAGATAAGGAGTATTTGCGATGGCCTTGAACCCGGACCAGTTCGGGCGCTTATCAACGGCGCGTTGTTACGACTTGAGTTCGGGTTTGCGCCGCCGCCACTGGTTGACGGCGGTGAAACAAAAGAGGCGCGCGGCTGGAAAATACCGAAGCCGAGCAATTCGGTCAGGGTAGAGCGCGAGGAATGGCCGGAGGTCTGCATCATCATTCCCGTGTTCAATTCGCCGGATCTCTTGAAGCGATGCTTATCCAGCCTGCTGCGCACAGACTACCCGGGCAACGTTTACATCTCGTGCGTCGATAATGCTTCGACGGATCCGGAGACGCTGCATATTCTGTCACAGCAGGATTACCCACCGCTTAGGTTCGAGTCGCCGGTCGGTTTTGCGTCGGCGGTAAACGCCGGTATCAAGGCATGCGGTGGGTTCAGCTTTTACGTTCTCTTCAACCAGGACTGCCAGGTGATTGAAGAGGACTGGCTGACGGCGCTTATCGACTGGATGGAGCAGCGGCCGCAGTGCGCGATTGCCGGCGCAAAGCTGCTGTATCCTGACGGGACGCTACAGCACGCGGGAATGGAGATACCGAAGGGTTCCTGCGGGAAGCATCGATATCTTCATCAGTCGGCGGACCTGGAGGAGGCGAACTATTTCGAGAAGGTGCAATCCGTGACGGGCGCAGTCTATTGCATCCGCGGCTCCGTATTCGACGAGATCGGCTATTTGGATGAGGGCTATAAGCTGGGCTGCGAGGACTCCGAGTTTTGTCTTAGGGCGGCGTCGAAGGCGGGGAAGGAAGTCTGGTATGTGCCGACCTCGGTGGTCCAGCATTTCGACAACGGCGTGCGGAAGACGAACTCGGAGGATGCCTCGCGCATACGAACCTGGGCGACGGAGAGCGACAAGAAATTCCGCTCCGAGTGGGGCCCGTTCATCGACTTGGCCGCAAGCGGTCGGGTAGCTTTCGTCCTTCCCGATTTCAATCCCGTCGCCGGCGGCTGCCGTGTTGTCGGTGCGCTGGCCAACTATTTCATCAACTGCGGAGTCGAGACGACACTCTATGTAACGTCACATAGGGCACATGGGATGGACCCGGACTTCCCGGTTCTCTTCGACGTCAAGCCGCTTGAAGACCTGGAGTATGCGGATATCTTGATCGCCACCAGGTTCGACACCGTGGCAGCCACAAAACAGATAGCCGCGGCCCGGAGGTTTTACCTAGTCCAGCAGATAGAGACAGCAATGGCGAAGTACTGCGGCGGCATGGAGGCCGACGTGCTGACGAGCTATCAGCAGACGGAATACGAGATCCTCACCATCGGTGAGCACCTGGCCGCGCAGCTTGCCGAGATGGGGCGAACTTCGACCGTGCTGGACGTCGGACTGTATCGGGACCTCTATCCGTTTATTCCGCGCGGAATATCGACGGATAGGCCGATTCGCGTCCTAATGTATGGCTGCAGCGTAGACTATAAGGGTGGCGACGATATGCCTAAGATCGCCGAGGCCATCCGCGAGCGGTTGGGAAACCGAGTGAGGATCAACACCTATCACCGGGATTTTGGCCAGCCAGTGTGGGCTGACGGCCACTACAGGCCGAAGCGCACGTCGGAAGTGGCGGCGGTATATGCGGATCACGACATCTACGTGTATGCCAGCCTGACAGACGGGTTTGCGATGACTCCGGTTGAGGCGATGGCCTGCGGGACGCCGGTGGTGATGACGGATTTCCCCGGAAAGGACCAGTATGCGCGGCAGGGGGAGAATTGCTTGATCGAAAGGTTCCGAGATGTAGAAGGTGTGGCGTCGGCGGTCTTTACACTGGCTCGCAAGCCGGAGTTGCGGAAACGGCTGTCGGCAGCCGGGGCGGAAACGGCGGACCGCTACGACTGGAGTAAAATCGGGCGACAATATGTTCGAGCTATGCTAGGGGCGCCGGTATGAAAAACGTAATGTGCGATTCTTGCGAACTAAAACAGACACCTCGGTGCGCAGCCGGATGGCCAAACCCGCTGGTGGATTTTGTGGGATGGGACCAGGCTACAAAGGTATTGCCTCACAACGACAGCGCGGAAAACCACAAAGGAATGCAGGAGCTACTGTATCCACTGTCGATCGTGAATCGACCCGAATCGATCCTTGAAGTAGGATTCGGTTGGGCTTATTCCACGCGGCTCTATCTGTGCGCGACGGACGCTAGGCTTGTAACAGTCGACGTAAACGACTGGGGACTGGAAACGGGGAGCCCAGAACCGTCCGAGCACGGGTTCAACGGCGGCGCGATGATGCGCCGGTTCCCGCCTTGCCTACGGTCACGTTGGGAGTTTAGGCGAGGGCGTGGAGATAAACTGCCTTGTAGGGATGATGAGAGCTTCGATATCGTGTTCCTTGATTCGGATCATGAATATCAAAATACACTGAGAGAACTAGGAGAATGCTGGCGATATGTGCGTCCAGGCGGTGCTCTGGCGGCGCACGATTATATGGGATTATGCGGAGTACCGCAGGCCGTGAGAGAGTTCGCTATCGCGGTCAAGGCGCCGGTTCATACATTCTGGGTACCGCGAGATAGAATCCAGGCCGGAATGGCGGTCATCAGGAAGGAGAGTTGACAGATGAAGATAGCATTAACAGGTCACTACGGATCGGGGAACATCGGGGACGAGGCGCAGAGGGAAGTCATTGAGTCTCATCTGCGAAACTCTGGTTTTGACGTGGAGGTGTTTGGCGTCACTACGCCGACAGACTCTCGCGTTCGTCAACTCAAGACGGATATACAGATTGCCGAGCTTGCCAAATTCGATGCGATCGTCTGGGGCGGCGGTCTGGCTTGTTTGAATCAACCCTCGCCAGTCTGGTTCAGTGACGCATATCGCACGCTTACGGTCCCTCAACATTTCTTTTGTATCGGTGCTGAGACCTTGAGCGATGCCGCTAAGAGCGTCTACTCTCCGTCTATCGAGAAGGCCGTCAGTATATCGTTCAGGGATCAACCAAGCGCGGACCAGTTCCCCGGTGTGGAATCAAGCGTCGCGGCGGACCTGGCCTATCTGGTGTCATCGCCGCATAGAGCAGAGAACCGAAAGTGTTTCACGATCTGTCCTGGTATGGGCGAATGGATCGACTGGATTCCGGTTCTCGTGCAATGGGCGTTGGAGGAAGGCATTGCCGAGTCGGCGCGCCTAGTGATCCTGATGGACTACAACGACGAGTACACGGACTGGCATTCCATCAAGCAGATAATCAATGACGGGCTGACAGCCGTGGTTGCTAAGCCATGGTCTACGGCCGACGCGATGACTCTCTTCGCGGAGTCGTCAGTAACTATCAGCGGCCGCCGTCACGGTGCTATCCTGGCCGCGATGGCAGGGTCTCCGGTCCTGGCGGTTGGCGACCATCCCCGTATGCGGGCTGTTTCCGAGGAGCTGAAGGCGAACGTGCATGCCGGCGCAAACGCAAGCCTGGACGATCTTAAGCAGGCCGTTAGACAGGCGGCAAGGCTTTCCGCGAGAGGGCGTAAGGCGCTACAGAGCCGCGTTTCCCTCGCTCTCGATAATCTCACGAAGTCACTACGAAAGGGACAGTAGCTATGCAAAAAAAGACAACACTTGAGCAGATGACGGAAATCAGTATTCCTTACACCACGAGCCGGGGGGTAAAGTATGATCTCCCTCGCCCGTGGATCGGGTTCTGGCGGATCTTCAGGGAGTTCCAGATTGCCTGCAACGAACTGCAGGCGAGTAATGAGATCACTCCGGAGTTCCTGGACCGTTACACGGAGTTCTTGTTCGTGTGGGCGAACGGGCCACTCTTGCCCGGGCAGGAACCGAAGATCTCGCGCGAGCAGATCGAAACCGATTTTGACGTTGCGGACATGCAGCCTCTGGCCCGGATCGTCCGCAAGATATCCGGGATGGTGGATGCAGCCGTCCCCCCGGAGGAAGCGGCGGAGAATCAGACTGGGGACTGATCTTCGCCGAGATATGTGAGCGCTTTGGATACCGGATGATCGAGATCCCACTAATCGACATCTTCCACTTCCTGGCGCTCTGCCGCTTCCTAAATGAGCGGCCCGTCCCCTACGCACAGATGGTCGAGGTCAAGCGTTCGACCCGACCCACATTCGACAATCCCGACCTGCCGCCGCCGGCGGATGAGCCACAGTCCGTAGTCGAACTCGCGTCGATGCTGAACGGCCTGGCGCGCGGCTGACTACAACAAGCACAGTTACCACTATGCAAGGCGTAAACCTCGGATCCATATTTGCAGATATCCGGCTCGACACATCCGGCTTGACGGTCAGTGTGCAGCATGCCAAGCGCGAGATCGCGTCGCTGGCCCAAAACGCTTCAAAAAGCGCGGACCAGGTTGTAGCGATCGGTACGCGGATGAGCATGCAGTTCACCGCGCCGATCGTGGCAGGACTGGGCCTCGCCGCTCGTGAGTTTATGGGCTTCGAGCGGTCGATGCGGAACGTCAACTCCATCTCCGGGATGACTGAGTCGGAGCTCGGCGCGGTCACAGGAGAAGTTAAGGATCTGGCAACAGAGTTGGGGCGGATGCCGCAGGACCTCGCAGAAGGCTTATATGACATTGCGTCATCGGGGTTCCAGGGTGCGGCCGGGCTGGAGGTGCTGGACGCCTCCGCGCAGGGGGCCACGGCGGGCCTGGCTACGACCAAGGAAGCGGCTGCGAGCTTGACAACTGTCCTGAACGCTTACGCGATGGATGTAAGCAAGGTTGGGCAGGTGTCCGACGTGATGTTCAGGGCTGTGGATATCGGCGTAGTTACGTTCGCTGAGCTGGGAGAAAACCTGGGGCAGGTAGTGGCGACGGCGGCAGCCGCGGGCGTGCCGTTCGAGCAGGTGGCTGCCGGTTTCGCCACTATGACCAAAGGTGGAATCAATGCCGCAGAGACCTCTACGGCCTTGAACCGCGTTATCCTCGCATTCCTTAACCCGAGCAAGAAGCTGACAGAAGCGCTGAAGGCTTCGGGTTACGCGTCCGGCGCCGCGGTTATTCAGGCCAGGGGGCTGGCAGGCGCTGTCGAATATCTCCAGGAAGTGACCGGTGGGTCCACGGAGGAACTTGCGCAACTCGGGATGGACGCCCGCGCGCTGAAGGCGGCGTTGTCGCTGGCCAGGGACGAGGGCCGGGTGTTCACATCGGACCTGGAAGCGATGAACAATGCCGCGGGGGCGACGCAGGCTGCGCTCGCAGAGCAGTCAAAAGCGCTATCCTTCCAGTGGGACCAGATGAAGGCGTCGGCTGCGGTGCTGGCAGGCGAGATCGGAGAAGCTCTGGCGCCTTCGCTCCGCGCGGGGGTCGATGCCGTTAAGGGCGCCACTGAATGGCTCAGGCAGATGAGTCCCGAAATGAAGAAAGCGGCGGTTGCAGTGGCGGCCGTGGTGGCGTCCATCGGTCCACTGCTGGTGATGGCGGGCACTCTGACCAAGGTTGTGGCGACGGCGAAGATAGGATGGGCGGCGATCGCGGCAGTGATGAGCGGCCCGGTAGTATGGGGGACAGTGGCAGCCGCGGCTGCCCTGTACGGGCTTGTGCGTATTGTGCAGTCGCTTCGAAGGGACACCGATGCGGAGACGAAGGCAGCGCAGGAATCGGCCCGGGTCAAGCGCGAACAGGCCGGTGAAGTGGTCAAGCTCGTGAAAGAACACGACGAGCTGGCCAAGAAGACCAATCGTACTAAAGAAGAGTCTGCGCGGCTCGAAGAGATTCTGAACCGGATTTCGGCACTGAATCCGTCCCTTGTGGCAGGCTACGACAAGCAGGGGACCGTGCTCGGGCTGATGGCCGATGCTTACGCCAGAGCCAGAGCCGAGGCGGAAGCATTCGAGGCTGCTGCCGCCAGGGCTGCGCACGGTGAGAACATTGCCCGTCGCGTTGCGCTGATGAAGGAGCGGGAGGCGCTCGAAAAAGAGATGGCGGTCCACGAGGAGAGCCTGCGGACCGGAACGATCCAGAAGGTCGCCTATAAGGGACGCGGGTTCAAGCTGGAGCGGCAGAAGGCCACTCCGGATGAAACGGCGGAGATCGCGCGGACGCAGAGAGAAGCGCAAGCCAGACTACAGGAGATCAAGGCTGAAGAGGGGCGGCTGAAGGCCGAGGGGCACGTTCTGGCCAGAGGGAGAATGCCCGGACCTGAAACGCCTGCCACTACAATCCCGAAACCGAAGAGACAAGATACCGGGACGCCGACCGTTCCGCCAGGCTCGGGCACGGAGCGGAAAAAGACGCCGACCGAACTGGCAGACGAGGCCGCCGCGGGCGCTATGCAGTGGATGCAGAATATGGTCGCCCTCGGGCGGATGACGGACGCGGAACACGAGGCGGGTCTGACCAAGATCATCGACCGGGAAGAGCAGTACGCACAGATTTCACTCAACACGGAGGCCAGAACCTTCCAGGAACGCAGCCGGATGAGGCAGGCGGCTCTTCGTAAAGACGAACAGTCAGCGGAGGAGCGCAAGCGCGCTGAAGAGCGGGCCGCATCCGAGAGGGCGCGCATCGAGCAGGCTAATCAGGATGCGCTGATAGACCTCTACAGGGCGATGGACCTGGAACGACAGGCCGTCGAGGAACAACGGAAGCGCCGAATTCAGGACCAGTTGGCTCAGGGCGTGGACATCGCGTTGGCCGTAGTTACGGCGAACAAGGAAGCGGATCAGGCTATAGCCGCCTTGGAGGAACGCAGAGCGGAGGACGAAGAGCGAGCTGCGTCGGAGAGGCTCCGATCGGAGATGCAGGTCCTCGATTTCGAGCTGCAGCACAATATCATCACCACCGACGCCTATATTGCCGCGCTTCAAACCAGGCTCGATGCCACCGAGCGGTATTCCGATGAGTGGTTAGACATCCACAACCGGATGGAGGACGCGCACGCCGACAGCGCCGATGAGATCGTCCGGCAGACCGAATCGATGGCCAGGAAGAACCGCGACGCGGCCATCGCCAGCATTCTGCTGTGGATCGACCATTACGCATCTCTCGGCGAGGTCGGAGTGGCGGCCGTCGAAAAGCTGAGCGCTGCATTGACAAAACTGTCAGTCGAGCAGAAGAGGGTTGCTGACGACTGGCGAAAGTCTTACCGTCAGACCCTCGGGGCCATCCGAACCGACTTCGTGGATACGGTGGTCGGCATGATCGAGGGCACGAAGAGCTTTACCGATTTCGTAAAGTCGGCGCTGCACGACACGCTGCGTTTCATTGTCAACGAGCTGATCCAGGTCGCAATCGAGAGCGACAAGGTATGGTCTACGGTTGGCAGCGGCATCAAGAAGTATTTCAGCGACGTCATAGAGCTGATGAAGAGCGAGATCGCCACCGCCATTGCCGGCATCTACGGGCTCTACAATATCGCGCAGTCCCAGGACAAGAAGCGCCGGAAAGGCGGCTTGCTGGGAGGCGTCATCGGCGCCGTGGCAGGTTTTGCTCTTGGCGGTCCCGCCGGCGCGTGGCAGGGCTTCCAGTGGGGTTCCGCAATCGGCGGCGCAGCTGCATCCGGCGGCTTCGATAATCCGATCAACGACACTGCCGCCGTACGCTACGGCGCCGACTTCGGCAGGCTCTTCTCACAGGGATTGGACTCGGAACTCGGCAGAGCTTTCCCTCAGCGCGCGCTGGAACCGAGGCAGAGTGGCCCAACCATCATCAACAACAATCCCACCATCACCGTCACCACGCACGTCGATAAGGTGACCGGCATAGACGACATCGAGCGGGTGTCGGAGGCGCAGGCGTGGATAATCAGCCAGCGGCTGCGGCTCACGCCCACCGGAGCATAAACTGATGGACTACAGCCTTTCTTTCGGCAGCTACACTTTTCCTCGCACATTTCATCCGGCATCGGTCCCGCAGAACAGCCGGGTCCCGATAACGGAGATCCCTCGGAGGGACGGCGGAGTGCTGGGGGACCAGCGGGTGGCGCACAAGGTCATCACGATCCAGGGGATGCTGCGAGGAGATACCGCGCAGGACCTGCGAGACGCGATGGACGCTCTCCTGGCCGCGCTGAACGACGGGCGGCAGCAGTTGACCGTCTGGGACGACCGCTACATCTACGCCGTGAAGCAGGCCGTGACGACCGACTATGAGCCTACTTCATTCAAGCGCTACTGTAACGTCTCCATCCAGTTCCTATGCGATGACCCGTTCTGGGAGGCCATAGAGGAATCGAGCGACACCTGGGCGAGCCCATCAGGTTCCCACGACATCGAGATAGGCGGCAACGCGCCGGCGGTCCCGACGTTTGAGTTCACAGTGGGGACCGGCGGCGAGCTCGACATACAACTGACTTGTGGCGACTACGGGTTTACGCTGACGGGCACCGTTCAGGCTGGGCAGGTGCTCGTGGTGAACAACTTGGCTATGTCCGTCGAGATAGATGCTTTGGACTATATGAGCATGTTCGATTTTGACTTCATACGACTGACGGGCGGCGCCACTAATATGCTGGAATATAGTTCCGATGGCACGGCGACCATCAGCCAGATCGTGACCAAGTGGCGGGACAGGTGGTACTAGAGATGGCACAACAGATAGTCGAGTCGCCGACCGTTATACTGCCCGTCACTCCGCGCCAGGTTGTAGTGATAGCGGAACGCGGCAGGCACATAGGCTTTTGCCTGGCCTGCCGGTGCCGGGCAGCGAATGGTGAAGGGGCTGTTGTGCAGTTGACTCAAGGGACGGCGGACGGAACGACATTGACTAAAGCACAATTCGAGGCGAGCAGGGCGGAGGCCGATATGCACTGGAAAACCCGTTACCCGGAGGCGAAGATTGTCCATTTGGACTGCCCGGAGTCCGTGAATCCGCAGACTTTCGCCCGATTAGAGGCGGAGAGGAGAGTTACCATTGGCTGCTGATATTAAGTTTAGGTTGCTTTCGGACGACAGCGATATAACGGACAACAGCGCGAGTCCGCACCAGTTGACGCCTTATGCGCTCTACAGGGGCATGGCGGTGGCGCAGGAGTACCACGAGATTTACGCCAAGAATGAGGGCGCGAATGAGTTAGTGGATCCGAGTCATATGCATTCTGCTGTTTCCTATCCTTATGCATTCTGGCGCCATTGGAGGAAGGTTACCGGTTCAGCGAAAGACGGAGGCAGCACATCCACAGTGTATATCGATTATGGGTCAGCTGCTGGGTTTGTTAATGCCATAGGCCCGGATGCTATACCGGACGTCGACAACGAGATGGCTGTGGGACGTTGCTATGATTTGTGGAGCAAGTATCAGATTCACACTAGTGCCGGCGATATTGGGACTGCAACTTTCCGCCATTCAATCGGTGGCTCGGAACCAGCGTAG